TTCACCTGCAATAGCGATACTCAAAAAATATTTTGTCAATACTGAATTAGGTAAAGAATATAAACTATATGAGACCGTATTTAAGAGTAAAAACGCTAGTGAAAGTAAAGCTAATGTAGTCTTAACAGCAGTAATTGAATCATCAAAAAAACTTAATCGTACTAGATTAAGAAAAGAAAAGTATAATCTTATCAAGGAGTTAAAAACTCATTATAATGTTGAAGATTTGTTTAAAACCAAACTTTATGATTATAAATCTCAAGCATCACTTTATACTTTATTTGAGATATATGCTACAGATAAACCAACCGACCCTAACCAGATTATAGATAATAAAGTCAATTTACTAGAACATATCACATCCTCCCCAATTGAGAGAGGAGGAGTTAAAGATGATGTAATTGAAGAATTTAAATCTTATGATAATGATCTCCGTACATTAACCTACAGAGTTATGTTGGAACAGTTTAATGACAAATACTCAGATTTAAATAATAGACAGAAGAATATTTTAAAGGAGTTTATTGAATCCGTAGATTCAACACCTCAATTAAAAGAATTCTACAATTCTGAAATAAGATACATCAAAGGAAAATTGATGCTAGAAATAGATAAAACAACCTCAAAGTCCGTTAAAATCAAACTCCAAGAAGTTTCTAAGTTAATTAAAGAATTAGATAAAAGACACACAATAAAGAATAACCATTTAGTAGATTTGCTTCAATACCACCAACTCTTACAAGAACTTACATCATCAAATGGGTAAATTAAACGAACGGAAAAAAGCTAAAGATTTAAATCCTGAGTTTCTTAAACGGATAGAAGATGCCTATGGTCCTATTGATGTTGAAAATGATTTTTGGACTAATGATTTAACTACCTACTATAAAACATCGGATATAGATTCTTCTACTGGGGGAACTGAATCTACTGTAATTGAATTAGCAAGTTTTAGTGATTCTTTAAAGAAAATGGCTGATGCTGTTAAATCATTAAAACAGTTAATGGGTCGGGATGAAGCTAGAAGTGATCAAGAGATTAGAACAGTTTACAGAGAATTAAAAGATGTATTTAACAAATACAGAACCCATTTAAGGAAGTTTTATCCTGAACAATATGACCAGGTTAAAAACACCCTAGAGGAAATGTCTACAACAGGTGGTGGAGCAGGCTCAGCTTCATTCACAGGTGGAACTGGGATGCAGTATGCAACCCCCTATGCTTTTAGATTAAAAGGTCAAAAACCAAATGACAAATCATATAAAGAATTAGGATATAAAAAAGTTAAAGAAGGAGTAGGTGCTTCATTGGGACCCGGTCCTAAAGCAGGACCTGATGGGGTAAAAGATAATTACATAGTAAAAGCATTTAAGTATAAACTAGTACCTAAAAAAATTAAGGATTCTGGTTTAGAAGTAAAGCAATTATTTCAAGAATCCCAAACACCTAAGGTATTCCAATCTGAGAGAGTAGAGGCATTTGATCAAATAGAACAGGAACTTAATGATATTTATAAGATGTTAAGTAATGCCAAAAACGAAACCATACAATACTACACCAACAATGTAAGTTCATATAATGTACTTAAACCAACTGATTTAATTTTAGATTATATTCAAGACATAAAAACACTATTAAAAGGAGAATAAAATGAAACAAAAAACACTACAGGAACAATATAACCTAATTAAAAAAGGAAAGGGTAATAGCGAAATATTCCAAAAAGCAGCAAAATCCCAATTCCCTAATATGGTTCGTAATGCAGCTTCATTAAAAGAAACTATAGCTAGTTTAAAACATGGTCATATTATATCTGAAAATATTTGGGGTATAGCAACTGAAAAATCCACCAAACCTGATTGGTTTAAAATATTTGACGAAAATATGAACCTAATCTCAGAAGAAGAGGCAAAAGCTATAGAAAAGAAAACCACAAAGGGAGTAACAGACCTACAATCACCAGATAAGGGGTACGATTATAAAAATGATGAACTCCTTAATAACGTAGCAGGGGAACAATTCCGTCAAGGGTATTACACCGAACTTACAGATGAGGCTAATAAAGATAAAACTAAACAAGAATTAATTGATTTAGTTATTAAAAATATTAGTAAAAACCCACAATATTATGTTGAGGAAGCTCAATTTGGTGTTAAAGGAATTGGATATAAAGAAGAACTACCAGGTTTAGGTAAAGGCAAAATGGTTAAAGATTCTGGTAAAGGTGGTGGATATGGAGAAGCTACTAAAAAAGATTTTCCCAAAGGAGACGTTGGTACTGGATACTTAGAAGTTAAAGAAAGTAAAAAACCAATTTCATTATTAAGTTTATATGAAAGCCTACCATTAGGTGAAAAACCCACTCCTAAAGCCAAGAAGAAAAAAGTTAAAAAAGAAACAACAGATTCTAAATTATCTGAAATAGAAAAAAATGGTAAGATTGCTACTCTAGAAATGCAAATTGATGCTTTAGGGGAAATTATATCAAGCAAAAATGAAAGAATTTCTATGGTTACGGAGGATGATAGCTTATCAGAATTAGTAGATAGAAAAAAAATGAAGGAAATGCAACGCGAAGTTAAACTCCTTGAAAAGAGAAAAGCAGGGATGGAAAAGCTATATGAGAAAATGTGTGGTACGTCGTACAGTAATAAAATTGAAGAAGGTGGGAACATCGACTCCGATTCAAAACCGAAATCTTTTAAAAGACAAACACCATATTCTTCTATGGAAGAAGATAATAAATAGAATATCAATATGAAGAAGATCCTTATCGAAACACAGCTTTTTAAAGCTAACCCTACGTCACTCACAGAAGGAATAACTTCTAAACGTGGTAATCCTATTGTAGAAGGTATTTTAGCTACGGCTGAAATAAAAAATGGTAATGGCCGTTACTATTCTAGAGAGTTATGGGAGCGGGAAATAGACAAATATCAAGTATTAGTTGAAGAAAACCGTGCAATGGGAGAATTAGATCACCCTGAATCTTCAGTTATAAACCTCCAAAATGTATCTCATAATATATCAGATATGTGGTGGGATGGTGATAATGTAATGGGTAAAGTAGAAATATTACCTACCCCTAATGGGAATATATTAAAAGCATTAATTGAATCAAACATCACGGTAGGTGTGTCATCTCGTGGGATGGGTTCACTACAGGAAACTGATGGGGTATTAGAAGTACAAGATGATTTTGAATTGCTGTGTTGGGATTTTGTTTCAACCCCCTCAAACCCAGATTCATTTATGCATTTAATAAAAGAAGGTCTAGATCTACCAAACCAAAATAATTACTTAAAAGTAAACACAATTATATCAGAAATACTTTGCTCAAAAGGGCAATGTCCAATTTAATTTTATTTTACTTTATAATAATATTTATACCCGCTTCCAACTTTTAATAGTTGTTTGCGGGTATTTTTAACCTCTATCGATTTCACTAACCTCCCATATATGTATTGCTATCAATATGTCATCTTTTATATGGCATTTATATTATTCAATATAAACCCCCCATTGCGTTTCCATTAATAAACGTAGTTCCCAAAACAAATTTTAGGAAAATGAATAGAGAATTTTTAAAAGAAGCAATCGCTAATGCTAAAACATTAAAAGAATCTGCGATTGCAAACGCTAAAGTCGCTCTTGAAGAAGCTTTCTCCCCACAACTGCATGCCATGTTTGCTAGTAAAATAGAAGAAATGGATAAAGAAGAAATGGATGAAGGTTACGACGAGATGGATGAAGCAAAAATGTCTGACCCCGACATGAGACATGGTTTAAAAGGTGATAATACCGCCGAAAAAGAAACTGAAGACATGAGGGAAGAAGAAGAATTGGATTTAGACGAAATCCTAGCAGAACTCGAAGGAGATCTAGACGAAAATGCTCGTACAGACGCTGAAGAAGAAGGCTATTTAGATGGTATGGAGGACGAAAAAGAGGACTTGAGAGAGGACGAACGTACTGATGCTGAAGAAGAAGGCTACTTAGATGGTGAAGAAGACGAGAAAGAAGACATGGATATGGACGATGAAGACATCGACATTGAAGATATGTCAGAAGACGATCTAAAAGATTTTATCGAAGATGTAATAGCAGATATGGTTGCCTCTGGTGAGTTAGAAGCTGGTGAAGGTGCTGAAATGGAAGACGAAGAGTCTGAAGATGAAGACATCGACATTGAAGTGGAAGATGACGAAGAAGTAACAATTGACGAAGATGCTCGTACAGACGCTGAAGAAGAAGGCTATAAGGACGGTATGAAAGATGAGAAAGAAGATTTAAAGGATGATTTAGAAGAAGCATTGAAAACCGTTGCTACATTAAAATCAGAACTTAATGAAATTAACTTACTTAATTCTAAACTCCTTTATGCTAATAAAATCTTCAAATCTAAAAACCTTAATGAGACCCAAAAGTCTAAAGTTTTAAGTGCTTTTGACAAGGCAACAACAGTTAAGGAAGTAAAAATAGTATATAGTACTATTAATGAAAATAACAATTTCTCTAAGAAAACAGTAAGAGAAGGTGTTAGAGGTTCTGCTTCAAAATCTACATTTACCCCAAAGGTAACTAAGAAAAAACCAATCGTAGAGTCAGATGAGATGGTTTTAAGATTTAAAAAGTTAGCAGGAATAATTTAATAATTTAATTTAAAAAAAACAAAAAACAAAACAATGTCACAATTAAATTCCCTTTTGGAAAGTGCTAATCCTTACAAATCACTACAGAGTGATTCTGCAAGATTAGCCAACAAATGGAACAGGACAGGATTATTAGAAGGTATCGGAAGCGAAACTGAGAAAAATAATATGTCTATGATCCTAGAAAATCAAGCTAAGCAATTAGTTACTGAAAATTCAAACACCGGTGGTGGTGCAGGTTCAGGTAATTTTACAGCTGGAACAGGAGCACAATGGGCTGGAGTAGCTTTACCATTAGTAAGAAAGGTATTCGGTCAAATCGCAGCGAAAGAATTCGTTTCGGTTCAACCAATGAATCTTCCTTCAGGTCTAGTATTTTTCCTAGACTTTCAGTATGGTACTAATAAAACACCATTTGCTGATGGTGGTTCTATGTATGGTACAAGAGAACCTGCTGCTAGTGGAGATAATGCTGCAGGATTTGGTAACACAAATACAGGTGGTCTTTATGGTGCTGGTAGATTTAGTTATTCTATCAACAACACTTCATCTTTAATAACAGCATCAACAGGTTCAGGGGCTAATTTTGCAGACTGGGCAGATTTAAACTTCGACTCAACTTACTCTGCATCAGCAGCCGCTAATGGATTTAGAAAAGTAACAGTTGCATTAACTGATTTAGATCATTATGATACTGAAGCAGTTAGAGCATTCCAATATATTTCAGGTTCAGTTACCCCAGGAGCTGCAGGAACACAAGAATCAGCATTTACAAAAATAGTAGGTACAGACCTTCAATTCATCGTTCCAACTGCATCAGCTCCAGTTATAGTAGGAGGTGTTGCTGATGTAACAGTTAGTTATGTTCTTCAAACAACAGACAATGAAAGAGGTGATTTCGAAGCCGGAAATACTAACCTAAATGGTAATAACGCAGTGTCGACAATCAAAATTCCTGAAGTTAACGTTCAGATGACAAGTGAAGCGATAGTTGCTAAAACTAGAAAGTTAAAAGCTGTTTGGACTCCTGAGTTCGCTCAAGATTTAAATGCTTACCATTCTCTAGATGCCGAAGCTGAATTAACTTCAATTATGAGTGAGTATATTTCATTAGAAATAGATTTAGAAATTCTTGATATGTTGATTGAATCAGCTGCTGCTGGAACTGAATATTGGT